CGCCGTAAGTATGAGATAAAACATTCCCGACACCTTCGCCAGTTGTGACCTGTCTGAGCAGAAACGACGGTAAGTTTTTAATCGTCTCACTACCTGTAAGTTCTGTGCCCTCTTGCTCTTCTTCTTCAGAGATCACGGGGTTTTTAAGTCTTGCTAGTTGCGAAACCATGTAAGTCAAAACAGCGATATATATCATTCGTACTGATGTGTCGTTGGCGTCTCTTGAATGTGCCACGGCTTCTAATATGTCACCGCGCTTCATGGCCTCGACCATTTTGGTGTTGCTGTTTCTAATGTCGCGAGTGTCTTGAAACCTGCTATTTAACGCGCCCCTGGCTTCGTTCCAATACCGCGCCGTTGACTTAAGGTATGGCGTTTTTTGAATCGCAGCTTTCTCAAGGTCCATTGCTGTCATTAGTGTCGAAGCGTTTATTTGTGCAGCGTAACCCTTCGCAGCAAGGTCTAAGTCTCTAGGTTCCATTGCTACAATTTTCTCAAGCGGATGTCCGGGCGCTTCACCAGCCACATATTGCTCATAGGCTGCGAGTGCTACCATGGTTTTCATAATGTTGTCGCTTGTACCAAGTATCTTTTCAAACGCAACTGTAACCATTGCCTCGCGAGCTTTACCCACGTAGTAGGTGAGCATATTAGCTCGCTTCTTGGGTTCTATTTTAGACAACGGATTTGTGGTAAATTCTCCCAGCCCTTCGCGAGATTTTTTAAGCGAGGGGTCAATCTCATTAGCAAGATCAATCATTTTGTTAAAAAGTTTCCAATCGTGCGTTGCCGCATATGCAAACTTAGCCGCCACTTTACTCAAATGTTTCTTTCCCGATACGACGCCCATTTCACCTAACGCCTGCGGAACACCAGAGAGAGTCATAACGACTGAGCCAATGTTGTATGCAATGTGAACAATACCTATCGACTGTTCTACGTTTTGTATCATGCTCTGAAACTTCTTTTGATTCTCGCTGTACAACATCCCTTGGGCCGACAAAGAGTTAGTCTGTGACACGACATGGTTCAATAGTGTCATATATCTGTCGTGACCAATAACAGACGCAATATGTTTACGGTTTGATTTGTTCTTTAAATAACCAACAACATCTCGTACAGGTACGCGCATGGTTATATCGTGAACCACGTTTTGAAACCCGCGACCAATCGCTTCAAAATCTAAGGCTACCGTTCGATTGGACCCTTTTCTTTCCTTGGTGTGTGGTGATCTAACGATGCCCTCAAACGCACTGAATGGAACGGGTTTGACATCATTATTGGGGTCGGCAAGTTCTAAAAGCTCCTGGTGTATTCTGGCTATGTTCTCACTAGTTGAAGCATCTGAGTATTCTATCGGCGCGTATCCGCCTTCGTAGTCTTTGCCGAAAAGTTTAAACGGCTTCGGTTTCACTAACTCAAGGTCAAGACCTGTTGTAACCTTGTGAACCGCCACAAGTCTTGGTGCTAGTTTCTTGTACATGTCCCACTCGTGGTGTTGAATGAGGTCTACGTCTTTTTGAGTCATGTGACGTTCGATAACAGCTTTAATCGTCTCGACCGACAACGCTTGGACCATGTTACCGTCTGGGCCTTTAACTTTGTAGTTCGTCAAAGCCTCGATGTTGTCCTCGTTGCCAAGATGACGAATCATACCAAGCAGGTCGACCTTCTTAAGTTTACCATAATTTAGCTCGGCTATATTAGAAAACTCTGGTACGAAAACACTCTCAACACCCAAGTATTTAATTCTTTTGCCGTACTCTTTTACACCCTTTTCCCACGCCTTAAATATTTCAGCGTGTAGTTTGACCTCTGCTGCGGAACCATAAGGTCCTTCGTGTTTACCTGTTCCAGCGAGAGGTTGATAAATCATCTCAGCAAAAAACCCGGCATTTACGCCTTGGTCTAACTCCTTGGCAATGAATTGAATATTGTTGAACAAGTCAAAAAGGTCGCCACTTCTAATATACGTCGCAAGATTGATAGTGTCTGGTAATTTAACAGTTGGCTTGACTGACTTGCTCTCGTCATACTGCGGGTGTTTTACTAATATTTTTTCAGTAGCGGCGGCAATTGTTTCGTTGGTGGCCGTTAGCTGGTCTTTGGAGAAATCACTCAACAGTCGATTATGAAGTTTGGCCTGATGAAAAATGTTTTTCATTTTGTCATAAAGGTAAAGCGTCTGGTCAACTGTTAGTTCTTGTGCGTGTTTGCGCACATCGAGCCACTTTTGCACTTCGGGCGGGATTGCAAAATCTCCTTTACCTTCCGAAATCATTTTGTCTACAAACTTAGAATATGCGTCAACTTTGTGTTGGTTCTTGAGCGAGGGGTCAAAATTATAAACATCAAGCAACTCGTTTACAGCATTGAGGTATGTACTGCTCACCCCTAAAACGGCCTGTGCCTTTGGTGTTTTTAGTGCCGCAATCCAAGCATACGCTCTTTGAACCCTGGTCATAGCTATTACGGTTTGCTTTGCTAATTGAATATTGTATGCGGCGTTTTCTTTCTCTCTGGCTGCTAACTCGAGCTGGTTTTTTAAAACGGCATCAATCGAATTACGTTGAGACTTGCGCTCACCAACCTCCCATTGCTTTACGTTTAAATCCATAACTCTTAGTTTGCCGATGTGGGTACGTGCTCTAATTTGAAGATCTTTCGATAGAACAATCGGAAGTGCCATGCGCTTAACACCTGACTTAAACGCGCCATAGTGCTTGTTTACAATTACTTTAAGCTCTTTGAGGTGTAGCTTTGAAATATCCTCATATGCTTTAGCGAGTGCTGACTTCTCGATCTCTTCGAGCGTCACCTTCTCCCACTTGCTGTCGGCCTCGTCAGCGGCTTTAATGGCCTTGATTGCATCGTCTCCTGTTCTGGATTGTATATCTTTTTCGCGGTCAATTAGTTTGGTCAACTCATGTTGAACGGATGTTACATCAAATATCCCCGGTTCAGTTCGTGCGGCTTTGGCTGCTTCTGCTCTGAGTTTTAACATCTCATCGGTATAAACGTCTTCGTCAACCATCTCCTCAAAAGACTTAAGGCGAATAGTTTTTTCAAGCTCTTTGCGCATCAATCTTCCAGCGGCCTTGGTTTTTGCAGTGTTTAAGGTGATCTCGTCGGGTTTATCTTTTGCGGCGCCTTTGATCTCATCAGCCATCTGTGCGCGAACAATAGTTTGTGCAGCGTTTACTCGCAAAATCTCAGACTTCGGTAGCACCTTGTTCATATCTTCGGTAAACGTGGGTTGTTCTAAGTATGACTCTTCACCTGTGATCTGCTCGTCTATTGTGCGAATCTCTCGTTGCTGAACAGGCGTACCTTCTGGTAATAACCCTGTATCTGATTCGGTTTTAATCTCCTTGCGTTTTTTCTCCGCTTCATCAACTAGTTCACGAAATCGCTGCGCTGAAATACCATCGGGGGACGGTTTAGCAAGTGCGGCTACTTCTGGGAATTGATCGACTAACCTTGAGAACTTATAGGACTCTAAACGAATTGGAGAGTTTACTACCGCCTCGGCAAGTTCTTTGGTGCCAAGTAATTTTCTTGCGGCTTCGGCTTTTTTCTCACTGTCCGCCCACTTGTTGAGTTCGTCTTTGTCAATGTTAATGTGAGAGACACCAGCGTCTTTAAAGGTCTGCTGTCTGATGGCGTCCATGTCGTCCGGTAAGTGCTTCGCCGCCACTGTCTCGCTTGTGACTTTACTCACGTGTTCGAGTGCAGTTTGAAGTTGAATGGCTTGTGTACCTTTGACGACAATAGGGAGGTTGCTAGACGGAGTAATGTCAATGACTTGTCCTGCGCCCGGTTTACCACGAGGACTTGACGGCGGGGGCTCATTCATAACAGTTGGGCCACCATCGGGCGTACCGCTACGAGGGGGAACGGGTGCGCCCTTAGACCCAGGTTTTATAATTCTTGCGACCCCGGTAAACGCTGCCCCAGCAGCGGCACCCTTCAAGACACCTTCAGCTATTTCATCTAACCTATCGGCTGAGTTTTGCATTGCCTTGTAAAAGCTCGCCTCGTTTCCGTCATACGTCTTGGCCATCTCTTGAGTGATAATGCCAATGGCGGTCTGTATTCCTGTCACAGACCCCGTGACAGTGGCAGACTTACCAAGTGCGATACCAAGTTCTCTAATTGTCTGACCTTGTGCGCTTGTGACAAACTTCGCAAATGCTTTACCGTTCATGAGTCGATTGACCCACGGTACATTTTTGGGCACCATTCGACCAACAGCAAGACCGGCACCGGCTATAAGAAGTGCGCCGCCTTTTGCTAATACTCTTGCTTGGTCGTCTGGAAGGGGAGTGTCACCAGGAGAAACATGAATCTCGTTGTAAAGTGTACCCGCCGACTGTTGATATAAATCTACGATCTGAGCCGCTTCAAAACCCAACAATCCGCCGGTGATGATACCTGTCGCCGCTCCTGCGCCTATTCCTGCTGGTCCACCCGGTATTCCTCTTGCGGCGCCTGTAACAGCACCGATGCCAATGGCGCTACCAAGTATCGGTGCTTGCTGGACTGTCGCCCGACCAAAGTCGTAAAACATCGCAGTAACTTCGCCGGGCAAACTCGCAAATGTACCAAGGCCGTATTTCTCTCTTTGCTTGTTTAAAGCATCGAGTCGTGCGTTGTACAGTACAACATTAAACTCTTCTTCATTTGTTAGAGTCTCGCCCGACAACTGACGATAGCGAAGATTAGACAAATCACGTGCAACGTCTTTGCCTCTTATGGTGTCAAGCGTATGGCTTACAATGTCTCTCATCGCATTAAAATGACCAACGTCATTCTGCATGGCGCTTGCGTGTTCTTCGGATTGAATCATTCGATCAACCACTACAGGATGAGTATTCTCTGGTTTGTCGTTGTCCGTAAACCCAGAAAGAGGGTCAGCCTTAAGGTCTCGATAAGTAGTGGGGGACAGGCCACGCGCTTTTGATTTGTTAATGTTGTCGGCGGCTTGTTCGGGTGTAGAATCAGAAAGCGAATAAATGTCACCAATCTCCCGTGAGGCCAAACTAGTGCTGTCAGAAACATCCGGTTGCTGTGGGTCCTCTTCTTCTTCGAACATTACTTGCCACCTTTTTTGACCCACTCGTCGAGTTCTTTGTAGTCATTAGGTAGTCGCCCGTTGGTTTTTTTAAAAGCCTGCATGCTTCCTTGCAAGTCTTTTGCCTCGATTTTTGTATCAACGGGCACCCCCTCTTCGCTTGCTTTTGGTTTGTCTTTCGATGCACCAAACCAGTTGAATACGTTAGTGTCGAAGTCCCACCAAGACGAACCTTTGTTTTTTAATTTCTCTTGAATGATTCTATTTTTTTCGCGTTTGACAATTGCTTCCATTTCTTTATTGGACATACCGGGTCGATAGAGTTCACGAACATGATTTTGAAAATCCATTCGAGCTTGTTTACTTTTTGAGGTCTCAAAACCACGGACTTCTTTGTACAGTTCCTTGCTAGAGAGCCATTGGTTGTATCCTTCTTTGAACATGTAGTTTGCGCCGGCCCGTTCACCAGAGTCAGTGGTGCTATTGATTTTCTCTCGTTGTCTTAAAAAATACTCGGTGTGCTTTTCGTTGAGTCCCGCCAAATGTGTTCTCAGTTCAGACGCACTCATGCCCTCAAATCCGCCGCTTGACATTAAGTCCGAAACACTATCACGAACACTTGGGTCAGATTCTTTGGGTTTTTCCGTAATCGCATGAATGGCTTTGTACTGTTTTTCGTTTGTTACATCTTTGATTCGAGCCTTATAAATCGGGTCTTGCTTTAACGCCCCTGTCGACAAAATGTCGTTGCCGCTTAATTTACGCTGCTCGACCTCTATCATGATGGCATCATAAGCGTCTGTAGACCTGCGCTTGTCCAACTCTTCTATGCGCCTATCGCGAGCGTCGATAAGCTCATAGGCCATTGACTTCGCTTTGGGTGACAGCTTCTTGATTCCTTCTTCTATTTCTTTAGTCGTAGAGTCGCCGTATTTCTCAAATGCACTATACGCTTCTTTTTCAACTTTTAGTTTTTCGTGTTGTTCTGTAAGTTTTGCGTCTTGTACAGGGTCGATAAACTCTTTATAACGAGTCATCATGTATTCAGCTTGATCGAGCCTTCCCGCCGCAAACAAATTATTTATGGCCTCGTAAACGGCCTCACTTTGGTGTTTAGCTATTGTCACCTTGACCGAGGGGTTGGCTTTGACCCGTACAAAAGTGTCACCCTCTTTAACTGCATACTCGCCCGCTTCGTCTTTTGCGGCAGAGCCAACTCTTATAGAACGCTGAAGAATGGTGTCTTCGATCGAGTCTAACTTGTCCTCAAAAGGGCGAAGAGTAGACGTTGGTTTATTGATGTCAAAAAACTGCAAGCTCTCTACAGTGCCAAGTTTATCAAGAGCCACTCGCCCGTCTGTGGTGACCTGATCGTAAGTGTCGTATTGCTGACCTTCAATCGCAAGCCGTTGTTGATAAAGCGAAGAGTGTGTGCTCTCTAACCCTTGTTGAACGGCTGCACGAACACGCTCAGAATAGTTTTTGTTTCCGCCAAGCAACTCATTCATCTTCTCTTTGGCGCTATTGTCGAAGTTTAGATATGCCTCTGTTGGGTCTCCGTCGAGATGTTTAAGTCCGGGCTTTCTCTGTTTCGTAGCAGAGTCGTAAGACCCTTCGATTTGTGTGCGATACCACGTCTCATAGTCTTGTGTGACCTTGGTTTTCTCGGTGTTGGCAAAATTTTTATCTTCTTCGTTTAAATAATCAAACGCTTGTTTTCCAATTTTTGTGATGTCGCTGGTAATTTTACCATAAACCTCTGCGCCACCTTCAGGTACATTTGCCGTTACACGACCAACTGACGAGGGGTCAACTGGTTCTGTTCGTCTAATTTGAGGTATCTGAACGGCCATGTTAACTCCACTCTAGTCTTATACCCGCGCATAAGGTTTAAAGAAACCGGACTCAGCGCCCGCATAAAATGCGGTACTCGCTGCACCTGTTATACCACCCATTAAAGCACCAAACGCTTGCATCTCGGCTTGTGATCGCTGCATCCCTGCACCTAACCTAATGTTCGACGCCTCGACTTTCAACCCCAAAGCGCGTTGTCTTGCTTCTTTTTGCATATCCAATTTATTTAAAAACCCTGCAAGCTGCGACTCGGCTTGAACCTCTGCGGCTGTGCCGAAATTTACGTCCACACCTTCTGCGGCGTAGGCCGACCGCTGTGCGCCTATTGTGGCGTCAATAACGGACTGGTAACGAGCCGACCGCGTGTAACCCATCTTCTCAGCCTCATAAGCGTCAAGTTCTGCGTATTCGGCGTTTAAGATGTTTATGCGGTTTTGTAATCCTGCTTGCTCCCGTATCATGTGCGACTGTTGTATGCCTGACCACAACTGAAGGGCGCTGAGTCCTGCTCCTACTAACAATAATGGGGCTGCCATTACTCACCTCCGCCTGATCTGTTCATTCGTTGAATGTCGGTCAGATCTGGTATTATTGACAATATCTCAAAGTGTATCGGGTCGACCTGCCTAATGCAAACACGACCTTGTGAACTCCAATCACCAGGGAGAGTAACCTCAACGCGCCTGTCAACTGGTTGGTCGTAGCGATTACCTACAATAGGGTCTGGGTCTTCATAATCAACCTCGTAACTACTGGTGTCTATCGCCTCAACCTCTGACATCGTAGTCGTATCGACACCCGTTAAGGCGTCGTCATCGTCTGGAAAACGACCGTTAATGTAAAACCCCCTAAAGTCTTTAACTTTTATATAGAGCTTGTTTAGGGTCATTGACTCAATCATCACGGGCCTTTGCTCGATCGTATCAATGTCCAAAGTCTCAACGTCCATCGTGTAAGGTCGACCGACATGAACGATCGCACCGCGCTCGCTGTTGGGTAAAGTTATGGACCCGCTCGATACTGTCACCACGTCGTAATCTTCAACGTCGTTGTTAGGTGACGCGAGAAGGTAGCCGTCTGATATGACCGCAACGCTCTCGCCTTCCATATGATCGAGACCTGTGAAAGTATCCTTGGTCCAGTAAAGTCTCATGTCACTTGCGTAATCGCTATCAAATTCAGCAGAAGGTTGAACGGTAACAGAGTTGTCACCGGCTCGTGCTGTGATTTCTAGGTCAATAGAACTTCTGTCGACAGGATGAAACCACCTATAAACTTCGCCCACAACACCAAGACCAGGGGACACAAACACGCCTGACGTACCACAAGTGAGAGTTAATGTGCCTTCCCAATCATCGGGCGTGGTGGGCGTAAGCTCGAAGACATCGGAGCCGTTGAGGTCGTCGTTAAGTAAATACTCCCACGACACCATAGAGTCCATGGCCGCGATTGACTCGTTTTTATCCCATTCGTAATTAGCCAGTTTTATGTCAGCGGAGACATATCTTGGCACACCGATTTCGATGTTACGATCTCCATCAGTTCCGGTTCTAGTGACAAATAAAATTTGAGGTAGTGTTGGAGTCACTCCGTCTGTGTATTCAAACCCCGCACCCATACTGCACACATACTCGACACCTACACCCGAGTCGTGTCTTGTCCACGATCTCATGTGGTGGTCAGCTTCGTAAGTAAACGACGCAAATGTTCCATCAGAAAACACCACCCACAATAAAGGGAGTGGTCCCTCTTGGAACGCCCACGACACAACTTTGTTGTCTCGGAACAAATGGTCACTAAATATGCTTACCTCAACGCCTTTAAATCTATTGGCGTCGTCGTTTGCAGACAACTCTCTCACTGTGTTAGTCGATGCGTCTAAGAACAAAACACCTCCGGGGATTTTAACGGGCGCCAACTTCTCGTCACACGCCCAATTACCAATCTTTTCCATTGTGAGATTCGTAGGCGTAAGTGCGCCGGAGTGTGCGAAAACCCCTTGAGTTGTAAACACGAGTAGACCGTTGGTCTCTACCATCCAAAGAACTCTTGCGTAGTTATCGGTTCCACATTTGAAAATAAGAGATGAGTCATCAGACAATGGATAGTCAGCAAATGTGTTGTGATAAAACCCAGGCCTACTTGCAACTATAATCTCACCATAAGAATACAACATCCGTTGTTGATATACGACGGCAGTTTTTGAACCAAGGTTTGCTTCCGTAGGGCTTAGGGCATCGAGCAAAGACGGAGGAATTACAGGTGGTGAATTTGTATAGTCTGCCTCTTGTCCGTTGTCGTCGAACACCGCTGTAACGTGATTTGCGCCGGCTGTGATAGAACCTTCAGCGGCGCTTCCAATATAACCAAAAGCACCGCCGCCGGATGGCTTTCTGTAAAATCTAACCTCTGATATTAACTCGTCGTAGTCGGCGGCATACTGTCTTACTGCCGATAAAGACTCCGCCTCACCGACGTTGATGGGTAAGCTACCCCCCACTGTACTCGTACCTGCTGACTCTTCTCCGCGTGTAACAAAATTTGCAAGATATAATACGGCATATCCTGTACCCGTGCCTGCAGTATTTGAAATACTTAGCGACGTGACGTTGAAGCCGCTGAAATAACTTGTAAGCCACCCGTTAATTGGGTCAAGGACTAGAATGTCATTATCTTCTCTGAATACTAAGATTAGGTCACTGTCAGCCCATGTTACGTTTACTGCGCCACCAGGATAAGTAACGTTTAATCCTTTTATCAAAACAAAATTTACATAGTCTAAGTCGTCTTCAGTAAGAGCGTGGGTCTCTTCGTTTAGCAATACACCTGTAGTAATATCGTATGCTCTAACATACAAGTGACCCCACTCGATAAAATATCCACGGTGAGCTACGGGGAATATCTTAACCCTGCGTCCTGTTATGCTGGTCTCAACAAAGTGTCGTCTACCTGGTCTCGATACAATTCGACCCGTTTTACCAACCACCACATTTCGAGCAGTGGCAAGACTTGACCTATATTTCTCAAGGTCCGTTCGCTCGTGTAATGCTGGGTCAAGCTCTCCCGAGGAGAAGCTCATCTGTGGTCTTAGTGCCATTACGAGGTCCTTGCTTCCACAAATTCAGACTCAATGCTCTCGTCGATGAAGTTAAAGCTCTCTTGCTTGTCGTGCTCTTGTGCTTCGGCTTTTGATATTAAATACTTTGCTGAGATTTCATCTCGTAACGCCTTTGCCCCTTTACCAACAATTAGAGGCGCTGCAAGCATGGCTAGTTGATAGGCTACGCAAAAGGCCATGGGCCAACTTAAATAGGTAAGGCTGACCGTTCTGTCGATATACTCACCCACTGCGTCGGGTTCGTCGGTCAATATCACTTTCACGCCATCTACGATCTGGATTTTCTTTGGTACATGACTCGATCTATTGTCCGGCGCTGAACCGTTTAACGACTTAACGCGACGAAATAGTGCCGCGTTTGCGGGATACGTGTAGGAATACTCCCAATCGTCGTTCGGGTCCTCTTCCACTAATGCCAGTGTCGCTTCAGTCGAAGTCGAGTCGAGATCACAGTCGATCAACGCCTTGTCGAGTGCCGCCTCATAATGAGTATTTAAAACCCTGGCTTCGTTTGATTGGTCTGTTTCTGGGTCAGAGACTCGTCTCTGTAATAAAAGGGCGCCGAGAGCTAAGTTATAAATTTTTGCTTTAGTAACTGCCATGAACCCGCCTCTCGAAAGCGGGTCTTATCGTCCCGCTGCTTTTCGTTTCTTTTGTAGAACCATCTCTTGACGCTTCTTCTCAAGGTCTCTGTCTGTACACTTCATCCATTCGCCGACTTTTGACATGTCGGAGACTACAAACTTGTCTCCGACTTTACGACGAATTTGTTTAAAGAAACCCGGTCGCATAGCCACAACTTCGATCACTTTTGGTTCAGCCGACACTGCTGCCGGCTTCTCAACCATCTCGAAAGAATGAAGACTAGGCATTTTCTTATCAGAAGACATCTTATACCTCTGCGTCTACAACTTTAGGGAATGACTTGTAATATGGGATTTCATCTTGTGGCACAATGTACACATCAAGAGTTACAGTGGTTGTTCCACCTGTAGAAGTGTTACGAAATCCAAGATACTGTCTAGTCATTACACCTTGAGGAATCGGCAACTCATGCACACTGCCAACAGTCAAAGACGCAGCAGCTATGGATTTGCTTGCAAGCGACTCTACGTTGCTGGTTAAAGCAGCGTTGTCAGCCTGAATCACTTCCATTGTATGAGTCGAGCCAGAACCAGCGGCAACAGTCGGGAGCAGCATAAGAGCCACTCGACGACCAATGCTCAAGTCTTGAGCCGCACTCTGTTTTTTATAGGAGTTAGTGGACACCGTAGCTGCGCCGGTAAAAGCCTGTGCTACTGATAATTGGTTTTCAACGTCAAATCTCATTTAATCCTCCAAAAAATTAGCGTTCAATTAAGCAGTTACTTCATCTTCAGTATTCAAGAGCGCGTCTGATCTACGGACAGGGCGACCCAAGAACATAAGAACAGGCATACCTTGATAGTTCTCATAGGTAAGACCTGCGCCTGCACCAACTTTGCTTAACGCTTGTTTGTGCAAGAACGCTTCGATTGTGCGATTCACATACCAAACCCCGTTCCCGTTTTGTGGGTTATGGATTTTGTATGCCGCACTAATCATCAAGTCGATCAAGTCTGCTGCACCAACGCCGCTCAACAAAAGAGCAGGGTCGATGTTGGCAATACGAGCGCCTTGGCGATAATCTTTAATTACAAGACCGTGGTCGATTTCAAATTGTTCTTCATAGCCCCAAAATGAACCGGCAGCGCCGTTTGAATCAAGAGCTTGAATTTGAACCTCTTTGTTACCCGCTGAACGATCTGTGCGCTTAAGTCCAGCTTGTGTACCTTTGGGGTACACGCCGAAAATTGAACGCTCGCCCCAATGGACAAGTAAGATTGAAGTTAGGTCTGAACCTGTGCCACCACCGTCAATGATTTGATTGTATGTTGGTTCAGTACTGGCAAGTGTCGAGTACACATCAAAAAATCCTGACGCCTTACGAGTTGAATCTTCAGGTGAGCCATATATCGTCAAGTTCGCGTGTTCAATCGCGTGTGCTTGAATGTGACCTTGCGCCTGATTCCAACGATTATAAGCGATACGATCTAAACCGCCGCGCTTTGCAACAGCCGCATCAATTTGAGATTTTGACTCAAAGTGAGACGCCTGAAACGTACGTTCTTCTGTAGTGGTCTTAGAGGCCGGAATAGCTTGGTTAGCTTTACGATAGTAAACATCGGGTAAAGCTGAACGAATTTCTTCTTTGTGAACTGTACCTTCGTTCATCTCCATATAAGGGATGTCCATCAACATCGGGTTCTCTTGGATGAGAACCTCGGCCACTTTGCCGATTTGCTTGTCTTTGCTTTTCGCTACATCGAGCAACGTGACTAGTGTGCTACCTAATGCTGCCATTTAATTTCTCCTTCAAGAGTTATAGAACGCTAACGAATCATCTTCCGGTTCATCTTTTTTACTTGGCGCCGGTGGGTCGCCTTGTATCATCTTATCTGTTGAATACAAGTGACCGGCAATCTTTGCCAAGTCTTTCATGATATAAGGAGGCATCATAACCTTACGCTCTGTCAATACCTTTTTTAAGTTTGGCATAAAATCGTCTACAACTTTGCCGATCTGCTTAATGTTGTGCTCAAATTTATCGCCACCAAAAGTCGCATCATTTTTTAGTTCTTTATACCATTCTATCTTTGTTCGCTTAATGTCGGCCTCTTCTTCGGCTTGTTGATCTGCCAATGTTTTTACTGCCTTATCGAAAGCGGCCTTTCTCTCGTCAAGAAGTGCTTGAGCCACCTCTTTGCTTATTTTATGCTTTTTAGCAAACTCTTTGACGTTTTTAACGTCCTCGTCTGCCAATCCTTTTGGGTCCAATTTGAGATCGTCCTCGGGTGGCGGGGAGTCTTTAGGTTTGTCGTCTTTTGGGGGCTCTAGTTTCTCGGGTTCTTTTTCGTATCCAGTAGGGGGCGCTTCTCCCTCGGAGTCTTCTTCGCCTTTTGGCGCTGGTTTTTGATCTTTCGGTACTTCGTCTTTGGGTTTGTCATAACCGTACTCGTCGAGAGTATCCCCTGCCTCTTTAGGTGGCGCATTGTCTTTTGGAGGCGGCGGCGTCGGTGGAACTTGTTTTTTACCCCCGCCCGCATCGGCTTCACTCTTCTCGTTCATCAGCATATATTTGTTCATTTTTCCACCTTTCATTTTCTGCTAAAATTAAACCCGCTGCCTCGTGATTTGCCTCGGCCACCAGTTTAAAAATTGAATTACCTGCTCTTAAGAAACCGAGTTTATCCATCAAGATGTCACCAGTCAAACCTAATTCAGGTAACTCGGAGGCACCAAGATGTTTAAACAAATATTTAATGAAATTGCGACCGGACTTGGTTGCAAGTACCGCACAAATGTCATTGAGCACCTCTCGGTGCTCAACGGCTTCTTTAATCTCTTCAGGGCTCAACTCGCGAGACATATTAACCTAGTTGGCATCTGTCCAAACGCCACCAGCGGCGCCTATGGAAGCCCACAGGTTAGCACCTACAGCCTCAAGAACAACACTTGAGCCGATGTCTGTACACATGATGCGATCACCAGCAGACGGAGCGAGTACAGCAGTGGTGTTACTACCTGTAATCACTGACACGCCACCGATGGCATCTGTGCCGTCTGTGTCGATGTGGAAGTCATCAGCAGTTCCGCATACAAAAGTTAGACGACAACCCAACACCGAAGACGCTTCGGGGAGTGTAAGAGTGTCTGCACTATTGCTTACGAATGTCTGACCACATTGTACCGCTGTAATGGTGGTGGTGGTAGATGCCGTTTGCTTGTTTAAAAATCCAGACAAGCTATCAGTACCTAAACCTAGAACCTCTTGCACGAAAGTAACAACTTGGTTTTCGTCAATACGAATCGCATCTGTAGTACCGGGTGCGTTGCCTAGACCAATGACTAGGTCATCAGTGCTATCATCAAGACCCACATGGAAGTCTTGAGCGTTACCGTCGAACATTAAACTTACGTCGGCGGCTGTTGCGTCACCTAAAATAACGTCAAGGTCGGCACTATTAAACGTCATTCGGCTTGTGGTTCCCAATGCGCTACCTAGACCAATGACTAGTTTATCTGAACTGTCGTCAAGACCTACATGGAAGTCTTGAGCGTTACCGTCAAAAGTGACTTGAGCATCTTCCGCGCCGGCATCACCTACGGTTACGTTAGGTGTTGTACCTGCAAATATCGGATCAGCTAAAAACGTAGCAACTTGTGAAGTGTTAATGCGAATGGCATCAGTTGTTCCCGCCGCAGTACCTACGCCGATTACTAGCGAACTGGCCGTCTCGTCGTGCGAGATATTCCAGTTGCCAGCAGCACCGTCGAATACGATACCAGAGTCTTCCGCTCCGTTGTCCCCAACAGTTACATAGGGGGTAGTACCTTGGAAAGCGGGGTCTTGAAGAAATGTAACAACTTGGTTCTCGTCAATCCGCATTGCATCTGTTGTGCCGGCTGCGCTTCCTAAACCAATAACAAGGTCGTCGGTCGAATCGTCTAAAGAAATGTTATAATCCTGGGCATTACCGTCGAAAACAAGACCCATGTCAGCTGTACTTGCGTCACCCAACACTATGTTCAAATCGGCACTGTTAAACGCCATACGGTTTGTTGTGCCGGCTACGCTTCCTAGACCGATAACCAGTTTATCCACTGAGTCGTCCATGCTGATATTAAAGTCTTGAGCGTTACCGTCGAAGATAAGGCCCATGTCGGCTGCACTTGCGTCACCTAACCATATGTTTAGGTCTGCGCTGTCAAACGCCATGCGGTTTGTTGTACCGGCAGTTGTACCTAGACCAACGACTAGTTTTGCTGCCGTCTCGTCGTGCGAGATGTTCCAGTTTGCGGCAGATCCATCAAGCACGAGACCAGAATCTTCCGCTCCGTTGTCTCCAACAGTTAGATAGGGAGTAGTGCCACCATAAGTCCAGTCACCAACAGTGGTGAGTGTAGTAAGATCGGTCGACCCATTACCTATAGTAAACACGTTTGACGTGTCTGATTTTAAATAATACTTGTCACCAGTGTCGTCACCGTCATCTGCCGCAAGTTCTAAAATACTGTTCTTCGCTTCATAGCCTTCGACGCGCAACGTAGTATGTTCGTCGTTGGATTTAACTTCAATAGTGTCGTCTACCGCATTTGATATAAGCTCTGCGCTGTCCATGGTGATGTCACCAACAACAGCGGCGTTAGTAACAATCTTAAGTTTGTCACCTACGCGACTACAGGTTACGCCTGTGCTACACCATATTTTATTAAACGCTCCACCGCCGAGTTTCGTACTTCCTGCGATAACCTCAAAGCTCGCGTAAAGCGAGTAGCCACCCATAAACAAACCAAGAGCGACCGCTAGTTGTTTCATTTTCGTTTTCATTTATTCTCCCTTTGCATTATTAGCTTGTAAACCTACATCTTTAGCGGCGCCAGCAAGTTGAGCCATCTGCTCTATTTGTTGTTGCCGTTGTCTTTGTGCCATTGCCTGTTCTCTTAACGCATCTGCCTTGTCTTGCGGATTATTTAAACCCGCAGGCAAATATAAACGATCTTCATAAAGATCAGCGAGCTTGTCAAGATTCGCTTTGTACCATATGTCAGGTTGCAACTGACCAACATTTGCTATCATTGCCATATACCTGTCAATTGCGGGCAAGTCAGCAGCTTTTTGGGCCTGTGCAAACACTGAGATAAACTCTGGTGACAAGAACCTTCCGGTTAAGTCTGCCGGAGGTGGTGGTAAAAATGGGTCATTGTCAAGTACATAGTCCATAACGTAGTCAACGACCGGTACGTTATACGTCCAGTTAAGACTTTGAAGATTTGGTCCGATAACCATTTGCTGTTCGTTTACAATCGCATTGGTTTCCGTCGCCGTTCGAGTCTTTGGGTTTTTACTCAAATATAACAAATAATCAGCATAATAAAGCCTATCTACTTGTTGTCGCAAATCGGTCACGTCCTGTATGAGTGGAGCGATTGCGGGGTTGACTTCATAAATCGTTCGTAACCCTTTCTGCGACAGGCTTGTGGGGTCTAGCGGTACATAGGAGTTGGGGGCTGTTGTAATGTAAGACTTCTTAAGATTAGCCGGACCCTGAAGGGGTGGCTTAAGCATTTGCTCAAGCGCCTGGTCTTTACCAATGGCCTTTTTATTAAGAGATTTAATGACACCCAGCGCGTCGAGAGTTGGACCCTTTTCACCATATTCATAATTCCCTGATGTACTAGACTTGCCGGCAATAAACGGTTTACGTTTGCGAGCCGCTATCTTTAAATAGGTGTCTTTCTCGTGGGGGTCAGGGTTTGCCGCTCCGAACTCCATACCGTCTGCGTAATACTGACCGCCCGTTCCGCCAAGCTCATACGTTACCTCAAGCCACGCTTTGTTCATGCCGGCAACGGGTTCTTCGGGGTTAAACTCGTTGTTTTCTTTAACTATATGCACGATGTCGATCATCTGGGTATAGTTCCCATCGTCGTACATTTTCTTCACTCGTGATGAGAAGTTGGACCAGTCCCAAGAACCGTTTGGCTTCTTAACTGCATATGTGTCAACAAGAGCTTTAACTGTCAAAGACAACTCTCTGACCATCACCACTGCGTCACCATATCCGTTATTTAACAGATAATATGACCCGGGCGTAAGAGTGTGAAAAAATAACCCCTTTTGCACTTCCTCGACATAGTGGCAACCAGTATTAAACGTGCCAAAATCATAATAAAACTCACCCGCTGCGTGATAGAAATTACTTGAGCTAAGTGCCTTAAGTGTGCGCCGAGTAAACGTATCGAGCCATTCATGGTTCTCTTGTGACATGTCGATTGTAGGTTCACCAATACCGATACGATACCACGGCCTCGTTGCTGACGTATTGCCCTCAAGGAATCCGGCGACATATGACCGCAAAGCCAGTATGTGCGTTACATCAACGACATGCATGTTGTTGCGCTCACCCTCGGTCTGCGACAACATCCACTTAATACGATGGGGGAGCGCCCAGCGTCCGCACTCAAGCCACGTCCCACGAATCTTGTCGAACTTCTGCTTGGCTTGGTTTCTCAGATATTCACAGTTTTGTTTATTAACACCTGGGTAAATCATCATAGTCCTAAAAAGTTACGTTCCAAAGGAGACCCAAAAAAACCAGATCTCATCTCAGCACTCCTGCGCGAGGCTTGTGCCATGTTAGACGCCGCTAAGTCCTCGTGCTGTCTTGTGGTTCTTTCTTCAAGTAAAAACCTGTCGCGCAGTTTCTCTTCTCTCTCGATCTGAGCCTCTTGCATCCGCATTTGTCTTTCTACCAAGTCCCGCCCCGTTATTCTATCTAGCACTTTAAAGTCAAGACCCTCTGTGATTTTGCCATCTTTATAGCCGGCCATGCCGCCTGTCATGAGGTTAACTTGAGCATTGAGAAGCTCTGGTGACACGCTCTTAACTGAACGCCCGATGTCTCTTACAAAGTCACTCTCTAAAAGCGGCGAAGTGAGTTTACCGTCTTTGTATTTGAGTTGCCCCATTGAGGTTAGGCCAACGACGTGTTCCGCCACATCATTGACGACGCTCTCTATCTGTTCTTTAAAGTCGTCAAGAAAACCCAAAGCGTTGTCCTCCCGCGGGATTCACCCCTAAGAGTGAATAATTCGACTACTTATGTCAATTTATTCTTGCATATTACCCATGGTTATTTAATCATACAAGGTCGATTCGTAACTCATGTCTGAATAAGGGTCTCCATGATCTGGCATTTTAAACGCATCCCCACCTACCGCTCGGTCCCCACTGGCTACACTGTTCTCCCAATTCCGTTCCGTTACTTGCCGGGCAAAACTAAGAACAAATCCATCATTTACGTCAGGAGACCTGCCCACTCTGGCTTTAATCTCAAGTTTGGACTCTGCTAACTTCTTCCCGTTAATTTTATGCCTTGCCCCTTTGGTCCATGTCAGTTGTTTTCTTATCTCATCAAGCCATTCAATCTGAACCGCGTCCAATACTCCAACCTTCACGAGCCACTTGTTGGCCTCATAGTGCATCTGCGCTCTTAGATTAGCATACTCACTGTCTTTAAACTCGGCCGTGTCATTGGGTGTCGACGCAAACGACACCAGCTCCCACGACTTGCCGGCATTATTGGCAAGCGTATAAATAGCAGTACCTTCCCCTTGATCTATGAATACCGCATCGGCACCAAGCTCCTTCTCCCACCTGCACAAATTTAAATATGTAAACATGTGGTCCTGCCCCGCGCTCTTGTCGAGTTTATATTTCTCAAGCAAACAAGCGTAATTACCTTGACGATACCATATCGTCGTCTCGTCTCCTCCTGTCCACGCAGGGTCACATGTCAATATTACAGGCAAGTGTTTGAGTGTACTTTTGTCGAATTTATTGCCACGAGCTATTGCTCCATTCACCGTCTCCGCTGCTATTATCGAGTCCTTTGATGTCTTACGCGGCAACCCTCGAACTCGCACTCTGAAGTCGTCGTGGTCCTCATTGCCGTTACACTCTGATAACCAGTCTGCTATTTGTTTTTTGTCAATGTGCTCAAGCTCTCTTGTATCAATGCGCCTTGCGTGCCATAGCGGAGATGCCATATTCTGCTCAAACTTACTCTCCGGGTCGTCACTGTTACCAAATGCCATGAATATCTTAACCGTATCTGTCTCTGTAAACGCACCGCTAGCATATTGCCATATAACAGCTGGTATCCCCGGCGCCTCCTCAAAGATATATGCTATTGCTTTACCTTTATTGTGTAACCCAGAGATGCTCGCCGGCGCCTCTTGGCTCCACGTTACCGCATCAAGCCTCCATGTCTCTGCAAGCGCAGGTTCTTTAGCCTTTATACTAGTTCCAAATTTCTCAAAGAAATACTCACTGTAGCGAGCGTAACGAAACCACACGTCATACTCGGGCCACACCACCGATGCAAGCTGTGGAGCTGTGTTAGCCGTTATACGCGCTCGTAATTGTTGGGTATACATAAGCATCAAAAACGTCATCGCCCCGAACGCCGTCTTAGCGGCACCATTACCAGAAGATATTATCAGTCTATACGCCTCATGCCTCGTCTCGGAGTCACTTAAATGGTCTGAGAGTTTCTTCCACTCCTCCATCTGCCACTTGTACGGGGCCATGTGCTCTAACGCATGATCCTTCTCACCGAACGGAAACAGCACATACACGAGTCTACAGAAGTCGTACCTGTACTCCTCTATCGCCTTTTTAAACTCCTCTATGTCCTCTTTACTCGGCATCTGAACCCTCTACAGGTTGTAACATCCCTGGCTCTAACGGCTCTACTCTAACCCCACGTCCTTCAATCACAGGTGCGTTTAACTCCCGTACAGCCCCTTCAGCCCTCTCCCTAGCGCCCAATAACACAGCCTTCATGTTGCTTGTTATGTCGTGCTCTACTACTGAAGTCTCTTTAAACGTAGCCACCTCACGACCAAGTAACTCCACGCCCTTCATTTTGTCATACAACTCAATCTCAATTATCTGACCTGTGATAATATCCATCCCATTCGGGTCTTTCTCGTACGTATTTCTAACCTTAAACTTCTTAACTGCCCTACGCGCCTCTGGTTTTATCTGACTCATGCTGGTCTTGTAGGACCCATCTGGGTTCTCAAACTCCACGGGGTCTATGTAGACCACCTCTTTTACCTTCTCTATTAACTCACCAGCATCGAAACCATTCTTCAACACAGCCTGCTCAGTGAGTTTAGATATGGCGTTGTGTATGTCCTTACGGTTACGCATCGCTCGCCCTTGCTGCGTGGTAACTCCAGCCTCTCTTGAAGCTTGCGCCACATCTCGGCAATTCATGTAGCTTGATATGAACTTAAGTAGTACCTCATCTTCATAGTGTTCAGGTCTTAATGTCGTCTTAAGTATGAAAGCTATCGTATCTGGGTCTAACCCCTTCTCAGTCATAGGCGGCAGGTCTGCGTCAGAGAGCTTTAAAGAACCAGCACTAGGCAGGCCAGATGGTTCTGGAAGACTTACGTTACTCTGCCTAGTGCTGGCAGACACGTCCTGTGTGCCTTTAGAACCCACCTGACCAGGTGGAATCGGAAATATACGGTTACTCATAAAACTAGGTTAGGGGAGTAGGAGGGGACTGTCAAGTGTGTTTTAAACATTGTAGAGTGGAAAATATATAGAGTGGAAAATATATAGAGTGGAAAATATATAGAGTGGAAAATATATAGAGTGGAAAATACTTTAAAAAAATTACACAATTTTTAATGCGTATAATTTTTTAAACACTGTAGAGTGGAAAATACTTTAAAAAAAATTACACAATTTTTAAACATTGTAGAGTGGAAAATACTTTAAAAAAAATTACACAATTTTTCGGTTCGGCCTTTATAACTTTTTTCGCCATGTCTAATTTTTGACGTACCCCCTCGATATGAAAAATATTTTTAAATTCCCTTCAACACAAAAGAACCGACACAGCTACGCAAGTCAATGCAAAATATCTGTCGTGGCGCTAATGCTTTTACGGGTTAAAGAACTGACGCAGGTAGGGGAGTAGGAAGGGTAGGGGAGTAGGAAGGGTAGGGGAGTAGGAAGGGTAGGGG